TTCTTAAAGGACCAGCCACTGATAGTAATGCCAGTGGGCTTGCATCGCCTTTTGCGACATCATAAACAGTTAGGGCTTTATCAGCCATTGCTGCTACTGGTTGCCAAGGACCGGGTATATATTGAGCTATTTTAGCGACTGGTCGTACTATCTTTTTGGCAAACTTGGCTATTTTTTTGAAGAAACCAAACTCTGGAAGCCCTGTGTGTGGGTTTAACTTAACGCCACTATCCAGTGCGCCAATCCCTTGCATGACACGACTTTCTGGCATGATGTCGTATTGGTCAAATTTTCTTTCAAGATACGACTCAAATTCTGGGTCATCTTCAAGTAATGCTGGCGGAATGATAACATCACCGGGTTCTAAATGAGCTAACACAGTATCCGAACCACTGCCCATGTGTTGTATCTCCATAGCTTGTTCTGCTAGTGGAGCTTGTGCTTGTTGAGCCATTGCTTCAAATGATCCTATAGCCTGTATTTTCTCTTCAGGAGTTAGAGCACCTTGCTCTGCTTCAATCTCCATCAACAAACGCTGTTTGTCTTCGTCAGTCATTTGACCCACGCCTTGTCCAGCGCTGGCTGGTAGTGGCATTGGTACTGCGTCTGGCTTGTTCCTAGGGTCATAAGGTCCAGATATAAATTCTGGAGGAGGACCAGAAGGATCATAAGGCAAGTTTTGTACTGGATTTCTTGGTCTGTCGCCAATCAGTGCATCTATTCTTTGTTGTAATTGTTCGCTTATTGCCATATTAACTCGTTGTTACAGTTACGCTCCCTATACTAAATGTAGCACCCAATCCTACTGGATAGGTTTGATGGCTATACAAATCCCTTAAAGAATTACCATCAAATGCTTGGTGAATCGCTCTAGTAGTATTAAATATTATAGCACCAGTTGCAAATTGTAAGGTATCTATTTCATCATCGTTGTAACTTGGTACTTGATCTGGGTCAATTGCACTCAAGTTAATTTCTAAGATACGGACCAGCCTATTATAGAGCTCTGCCGTGACTGTACCAGTTTCAGCTAATGGCAAACGAGTGGGTAAAAGTTTGCTCATCTTCTGCCAGAAGGCTGAACATCAAGTCGAGTGCTCCCTAGTCGCCACTTATAATCTTTACGATCAGCAGTTGAATCATCGTCATCAGACTCAAAACGAAGCACAAACTGCCGACCTCTAGCTCTCACATAGCTTTGATTGGTAGTCGATGTTATCTGGTTTGTAGAGGATGTAGACAGGCTTTCCCCATTAAAGTTCCTATTTTTCAACACGATATTAACAGCTCCATTCGGAGATGTACCTGCTGCATTGACAAATTTAATGTCTGGAATGATTCTTTTAATAAAGGCAAACTGTTCACCATCACCAAAATCTAGGTCTGCTGACTCTATATAAACATTATCCATTGGATCAGTGTCGTTGTTATAACCATTTTCATGTTCATATAGATAATAAGCACTAGACGACACGCCAGTTGCTTGTGGCTTGTTTTGTATACCACTATCGACCCAAGCATAACGAACCAGAGAGCCTATAGACCACAGGTTTTCTTCGTAATTATACATTGCATAACGCGATATTTCTTTGGTGCCATCTTCTATAGAAGGATAGAAAAACCACACTTCAGAGAACTCGGAGTTAAGAGCAACATGGCATTTGTGCGATTGTGCCTGATCTAAGTCCAAAAACACATACTCTTGGACAGAGCATGGAATCTTCTGAACCGCACCATTATAAAAGTAAAAGCCCTGCTTACTCATATAGAAAACCCCACTGGGAGCATTAACACAGGCTTTAGGACCGATTAAACCAGCGCCTTGATTAATTAAATTGATAGAAAAAGTCAATGGTGGTCCTATAAAATTCATTGAATACAGAGCAGTATCAGTCCAAATCAACACTTCTTGTCTCGCCTTTAATCCACCAACAATAAGAGATCCACTGGATAATCGAAGAGAACCAGCCGAATTGGTTGTTTTGGGCTCAAACTCCAACGAGTCTTCTTGATCTGAGAACGCTATAAACATAGGGTCAATAACGCCAGTTCTATCATTGTTGGAGTCTAACGGATCAGCGCCCAATACAATTAAATGCCTGTCTGTTTCAGAAGTAATGACTTGTAAACCAACTGTAGGTACTTTGTTAGCGCCAGATATGCCACTTAAAACCACTGCTCTTGTTGTTAAACCATTGTTTTCAACCCATTTATAGATTCCGCCAGCTCTAGGGTTAATGATTAAATCTTCACCAAAATTATCGTTAGTCCACAGCCTTAATTGGTTAGTAGCGTCTAAAGACCCAGATGAGCCGAAGGTTCCAGAGCCCCACCCATCAATACCCCAACCAGTGCCTTGCACATAATCATCTAGTCCGACATTAATTTGATAAGCGCCAACAACGCTGCCTCCGCCATTACCGCTATCACTACTGTTAGCTGTAACTGTATCTCCGTCAGTGTCTTTAGCTTCAACAGTATAAACATTGGCACTGGTGATAGTGGCAATTTGATATTCCTGATTAAGAACAGTTGCAGTAATTAAACCACCTAGAGTAGCGGCACCACTAAAAGTAACAAAATCGTTTTTAACTGCTCCATGGCTTGTATCAGTAACAGTGATGGTGGCATCACCATTAGACGCTGAAAAAGTTACATCACCAGCAGATGTAGTAGCTCTTATTGGCGTAACATCGTTGTAAGTGCCACCAGATTCAACATAATATTTATAGGTAGTGCCTATCCCAGTAAAACGAGTTCCAGCTAAAGACACCCACTGGTGTAGAGCTCTTGCTATACCTAGGAAAGCAGTAGTCGAATATTTAACCCAACCACCAATCTTCTCAGCACGATTTTTGCGAAAACGAATAAAGTTACCATCGACCCAGCCACCTTCGTTGCTGTAGTCGGTTTCTTCTTTATTGATACCAGCTTTGAAATTAAATTTTGCTAAAGGCATAAGTAAACTCCTTGATAAAAGTTTACCACAAAATTATTACACTAAGCTAAACGAATAATAGCGCCTGTGGCTGTAGGGCTTGGGAATACAACTGTAAAGTCTCCAGCAGTGGATGTTTTGTCTCCACCAAAATCAATGGCACATAAGGCTTTATTGCTATTGGTTGAGTTATATAGCAAACAACCTCTAGCAGTAACAGTGGCTGTGCCAAATGTTAAGTCAGCAAAATCACAAACAGCAGTTGTTCCACTGGTAGCTGGGGTCACATTTGTCAATGCAGAACCGCCAGCACTATAATTAGTACCACTTACTTCTTGTGAAGTTGAATACGCAGTAGTCGCAGCACCCATTGTTGCTGAACTTGTGTATAAAGCTAATTTAATAGAGTCAGCTCCATTGGTTAGATTGTGACCCTCAACAAGAATCTCTTGTTTAAAACTTGTTGCTATTGCAGATGTAATTGCCATTTTAAAGCTCCTTAATAATCTTAGCCATGTCGCTGTGACCTTGGCTATTTAATAATCCTACAATAGTTACTCTATCAGATTCTATGGCACTTTTCATACCATTTAATATTATGACATAAATATGCTTTTTAAACTGTAAAGCCTGTTCTCTTATATGAGGTGGTGCTTCGGCTGAAATATCACAAATTTTATTGGTTATCATCTCAGCCCAAAACTCTGGGTCATGCCCTTTGTTTTGCGTTGTATGAACGCTAACTTGACCTAGTTGTATAAAGCTGTCTGTCATTATTTTTTCTTCCTGCCTGTTTTAGTTCTAGGGAAAGATCTATTTTGACTTTTATTAATTGCTCGTAAATTACTAGACTTATTGTTTAATGGGTTGCCGTCTATATGATGAATGTCTAAACTGTCTCCTTTTTTAACCTTACCCTTTTTTAAAGCATCAGCCCTAGCCTTGTTTCTAGCGGTTCTTCGCTTAATTTGGCTTGGCTTGGAATGATAGTTTTTATATTCTGTTGTATAATTTCTAGCCAAATCTTACCCCTTATATGGTTCTGGTGGAACAATCTCTTCTTGCAAAGTTAAATTGTATTCTGAAAGTGTAGACTCTATATCTTCATAAGGTGCAATAATCCACTTCTCTTCATGTGGCACTGCTACTAATGGTTTTGCTAACCTATGATAACCATACAATCGTTCTGTTGCTGGCACACATGAATCGAGCACTGTTGAGCGTGGTGAAACACCGACAGTGATACCATTCTCCATCAGCTTGCATAACCAAAACTCGACACAAGCTCTACCAGCTTCAGCAAAATGTAAATCACTTGAATAAGAGAAGTCTATGCCAAACAAGTCAATCGCTGCTACTTTATTGTATAGAGCAAAAGCAATAGCGTAAGCAACTGTGTTGTTAAAGTAAGCACATTTAGCAGAGTTGGCAACCTCAACCAAAGGATACAACTCTGCATTAGGCACTCTTTTGTCTAGCTCACAGGTGTATATTGGTATCTTTAACTTAGGCAACAGCTTTTTCATTGCCTTAGTTTGCTTGCCAGCGTCATTGGTATCGAAAAAACGACTTGCTGGGTCCATCATAAACAAACGATCTAGGTTAAACACAGAAGCTGCTGAGTTAATGCCCCAGACTTCATCCCAGTCTTTGCTGTTTTCTTTTGAGATCACATAGTCTATTTGAGACAGACCTAGACCTATTAAGGCAATTCGCTTGCCTTTGAGCGATTTAATGGGCTTCATTACGAGATACCGAGTCTTAGACTATCGTATCTATATTCATCCCTAGTTTCTCTTCCTTCACTTAAATTCTTCATTCGAGCCACACTCTCCTTGAATCTTGCTTCAAAGTTGGCAATGATTTCTGGGGACTCTTTTAAAAAGATAGCTCCTTCTACTAAACTGCCATATAGCAACGCATCGCTATAATCTGTTGAAAGAACTGTTGTTCCACTGTCACTACCACTTGTCAATGAAGCTGGTTTATATAAATAATGTAATTCACAAGTATATGCTGAATCTGGAATTGGAGCAAGAGCGAAGGAACTTTGACTGAAAATAGAATAATATTTCGGTTGCCCTGTTACTGTCGTTGTTGGGCTGTATTCTTTTAGAAAAGAAGCGTGTTTTAAATCTAAATAGGTGTAGGTGTTACTACTAATGATAGCCAAGCTCATTGGTGCTAAAAAATCTGTTGGACACGCTAAAAAACGATTGTTATTTGCGGTTTGACCTTGAACATTCTTTCTTTGCTCTGGTAATTGCACCATTTTCAATATGCGATCTTCGGATTCAGTAATAAAAGTAGGCAACTGCGTAGTAAAAGTGCTTTCGCTAGACTCTAAGTAGTCTCCAATTGCTGTTTTCAATGTTGAATATGTAAAACTCATGTTGTAGTAATGGTAACAGAGCCAATCTCACAATCAACTTCAAAAGTTGTTAGTTGTGATCCTAGTTTGCCCAAACCAACATTGGTGTAAACTGTAAAAAAATTATTGTCGTCAGCAGTATCTGGTCTTGGGTTTTTTAATGCCTCTGCATCTGCTGTTGCTGGTCGAGGATTAAGCTGTGGATGTTTTGGGCTCCATTGATCTGGACCTACAAGCAAGCCATCCCATGTCATTTTCATCTCATTTAACTTATAGCGGAATCCTGTGATGTCACAGATTCCCCAAGCCTTTTGCCCTGACGCATAAGTAGCCATTAGGGTGTGTTATAACCTCTCAAGTCTGGGCTAACACGAAAACTGGCTCTCTCTCCATCTTGTGTTAGGGCGCGTAAGAACTCTTCTTCGTATAATTGTTTTAGCATTCCAGTTCTTTCTGGCGCTTTTTTCAATGAGATATAATAGGCTAGACCAGCAGCTAAACAGGGATAAAAGCGATAAGGCATTTGCATGGTATTCGATCCGACATCAGCATCATCCATTCTGGTTAAAACATTCATATATATGGTATATGTGCTGGACTTATCTGGGGCTGGGAAAACAGTGATAGTAGGAGACAAT